AGTTCATCCTCAGTATAATCATTGAAGCATTGAACTAGCATGTCGTAAGCATACTGTTCAAGAGTTTTCATGTCCATACTATCCAGGATTTGCTGGGCGTAGGCATCAATCAGGTCTGCTTTGTTCATGATAGTTTCAGTTAGCGTAGATGGACATTTGCTTACGGTCACGGATTGAATCATCAATCATCTCACCAACCTGTTCATAAATGTAGGAACAACCTCCTACATCAGCGAGCACATCTTGAGTGAAAAGAGAAGAAAAATACTTCTCTTGATTGTCTTCACCATCAAACTCAACAACATCGTGTTGAGTGAATACAAACGCAGCACAGGGAGCGTTCTCACCTTGTACCTCAATCATTTGGTTGATAGAGTCACGAAGTTCAGAAAGTGTGCGGTACATAATCAGTTTTTGTTGCGAGGGTTAATGTCAATTAAGCGGTCAAGTGCTTCACCAATCGTAGAGCGAACTTGCTCATCTTTCAGTGATACTTGCTCATACACTTCGTAAAGGGAAATGTAAATGTCGTCCCATTGAGTTTGTGTCATAATCAGGCAGGAAGAATACAGAAAGTGCCACACCAGTTGCGAACCCATTGTAGAGTTTCGTAGTAAGATGTGCGCGGATTGCTCATCTCCATTGTAGAACCATTGCGGGGATTGTGTGCAACGGCAACAAAGAGATTATCGCACTCTTTATCAGTGATCTGCTCAATCCACATTTGATTGACTTTGCCTTCCTTCCAATCGGTGTGGTAGGAGTAGACTTCGGAAACGATGGTGTTGCTCATACTACTGATGCACTTTCAAGGGCCCAGTTTCAATCACCAGCGGCCTTGTTGGATGAGAATCTTTTTGATTTCAGTATAAATGAACTGACGAAGTTTAGTGTCGGTAGTGTTATCAAAAGCATAATAAAGACGATTCAAATACTCATTCTGTGTGACACCAATGTTACCATCACCACCGATCTCATTGAGTGAGGAACCTGCTTTAGCTTTGGGTTTTCCCCAATTCCCAGTTATGCGACCTTCAGTACGAAGTTTAGGGCGAATCTTTGAGAGGTTAGAGTAAGTCATTCATCCTCCTCATAAGGGAACATTTCATCATACTCTTCATCAGTCAGAGTAAGATACTGAACATTAGCATTCTTGTGTTCTTCAGCATACATTAACTGATAATGAGCGAAAGAAGAAGGGTCAGAACTAGCAAACTCTAACAGACCATCAACAAAACAAAGGTAGTTCATTTTGCGTACAAATAACCACCCGACCAGTCTGCGTTCTCCAGCAGATATTCACGATCTTTAATCAATCGCAGATCGTAGCGAACACCTTTGGCAGGAGATTTCCAAGTGGCAGACTTATACACTTCGCCAGTGTTCTTGTCAACGAAGCAATGAACACTACGCGATCCACCACCACTCACAAAGATGACTTTATGATACTTTTTACCAGTCTCAATGGTATAATCAATGTCGCACTTGCCAGACTTGAGTTCATCAATCTTGCGCTGATGATACTCTTGATTGTCAACATCATTCACGAACTTTTGATGACCGCGAATAGAATACTCACGATAATTGTCCTTCAGTGCTTCAATCAGCAGCAGAGTATTCTTGAGGACATTCTCTGCAATGGTTTGTTGTGCCTGTGCTTGCATTGTAGTTGTGCTCATACTATGGATGCAGTTTCAAGGGCCCAGTTACATTCACCAATTCTTTTGGAGTGTAAAGTTTTGACGACTAAACTCTTCACGGTTCACGATCTTGTATGATCCAAACTTGTTAGTCATTACATACCCTTCGTGATCGCTTAATTCTCCATCAATCTCACACGAAATATCGGTGTCAGACTCAATGAAGAAGAACAAATCCATCTTGATAGACTCAACCAACTTCCACAAACGCAGCAGGTTGATGTCAACATCATAATTTTCTGCAATCTCGTGCTCGCAGACCTCCTTACCCTCACGAATGTAGGAATTGATGACTTTTTTGAGTTCTGCTGCTTGTTTGTCACTCACAAACGTGCAAAGCGTGCTCATTTGCTTTGCAAACTTGCAGAAGTCTTCAATATCATCACGATGTGGGCAAATAGATGCTTCAGGTTGCACCCATTTCACATCCAGGGTATCAACAAACTGTTTGCTGATAGGATGTGCAACAGCATTGCGAAGATCATCCTCACAATCATACTCGGTGTGAGGTGCAATGATTACACTTTGCTCAATCACCTCATTGAACTTGTAAGTGATCGTATTGGGGCGATAAGTATCACTCCCAGCAAAACCAATAAAATCACCTTGATAGACATAATTTGTGCGAGGTAGACTATCAAAGCAAGCGTGAAGAATAGACGCAACTTTGCCCTGATGGTTCGCATCAATTTCATCGTGAGAATGATTGATTTTGATCTTTACTTTATTGAACACAGATTTGGTGCCCACAAAGAACTTACCATTTGCAGGATTGCGACCCCACACAATAGCAGGAGCACCATCAATCTTTACACTGATGCTAGAGTTTGCTTCGTGCATCCAATCAAGCACGCTCAAGTTTCCAGTCAAAACTTCATCTTCAGGATGCTCAAGGTGTTTGTTTTGCATTGGTTGCTTACTCATACTACAGATGCACTTTCAAGGGCCCAGTATCAAACTTGCATCAGTTTAGCAAGACGATTGCGAATATCAAAGAGTTCCATTTCATCCATATCTACATCATCAAGACCAACAGGAGCGAACTCTCCAAGATTTACACTTCCATCTTGCATAATAGGGGCATAATACAACTCATCGCCATCTTCTTGCGACAGAGTATAAACACAACTGTGACCAGGAACAGTGAGAAAAATCATTGGAGTTTTTAGGAACAAAGGTACAATAAAGGAGCACCCGCTAAATTGCAAGTGCCCCTGTGGCAGTTTATCAGGCGGAACGACGCTTGCTGGTTTTGGTAACTGTAGCAGGTTGCTCCACTACATCAGCAGGAGAAAGTTGTGCTTTACCAAACTCAATCAGTGTATCAACAAACTTCAGAAATTGAAGAGTTGCAACACGAACTTTCTCACTTCCATTGTTCTCATTAAAGGAACGAATAAAGAATTGAACTACACCAACAACAACCGCACTGATAGTAGCGATGTTCTTGACAAGAGTATCAACAAACGTCCAGTAAAAAGTCATAGTTTGTGTTAGAAACTGCAGTGAGAGCGGTGCCTCACATCATAGATGCACTTTCAGGGGCCCAGTTCAATTCATCGCAGATAGTAGTGGATTGTTGATGCGATCTTGTGCGATCTTAAAGTATTTTTCCTCCATTTCAATTCCAATGAACTTTCTGTTTGTATTCATACAAGATACACCAGTTGTTCCACTACCCATACAAGGGTCAAGAACAGTATCACCCTCATTAGAAAATGTGCGAATCAAATACTCATAAAGAGCAATAGGTTTTTGAGTTGGGTGATACTTACCTTCACTTTCAGCAGTCTTAAAATACAGGACACTACGAGGATACCTCAATCCAGTATCATTTTTAACATGAACTGCCTTTGTCTGCACACCATAGGATTCAGTATCTCTCACAGCAGTTCCTTTATCATACGGTGTCCCTTGTGTCATTTGTGGATTGTATGTTGGTTGTTTCTTATAGAACACCACAATATCTTCATGAGCACGAAGCGGTTGCTTTTTGGCATTTAGATAACCAGTTGCCTTTGACTTTTCCCATACCATCGTATATCTGAAATCACGATAGTTTGAAGAAATCAAAACACTTGTAAATGGTTGTGCTGCTGTGGAGATAATGGCACAATTTGGCTTACAGATGCGATCAATATGATCCCAAAATGTAGGGTAATCAATGATAGTATCCCATTCATTCCTCTTATTCAGAGTTCCGTATGGGAAATCAGTCAACAATAAATCAACGCTTTGGGGTTCAATCTGCCCCAAAACGTTGAACATGTTATCATTGAACAACTCAATCATTTCTTCAACCACTCCACAAACTTATTGACCTCTTGAATATCCAGTTGGAAATCGGTATTATACTCTTCCATGTAGATTGCACGGGTTGCGTTACGCTTTTTGTGCTTATTGACGATAAAGACATTCACCTCTTTACCAGTCATTTTCTTGAAATATGCACAATAATAATTGAAAGAATCTTGCGATACGCACTCTTGACCAGCAAGAATAGCATACTCTACATTATTAGGGACATCAGGAGATGCGTCCAATTCAATAAAGTCTAGCACAGCACGTTTGAGATAGCAAGCATCCAAATAGCACTTGGATTCAACTGCTTTTACCATCGCACCATCGCGATAGATGTGCTTATCAACTTGAAGATTCTTGAGGCAAACACCATCAATCTCTTCAGTTCGCTTATAGTCATTCTTCTTTGCTTCAAGACTATTATCAGCACAAATACGCTGAATAAAGTTCTCAAAGATTACACCAGATGCGTTTCTTGCTTTACCACCACCATCCTCTTTATGCAGGCGAGGAAGATCCTCAACTTCAGCATTGTAAGCATCAATGATTAGATTGAGGTTAGACATGTAATCCAATGTTCTATTAGTGATGCACTTTCAAGGGCCCAGTTTCAATCGACGGGCAGTTGTGCTACACTTTTGCCCTTCTTATGATCATCAATAAACTTTCTTGCAGATGCTTCAGTCCTACACACTTTGAGTTGCTCTCCGTTGTGAATGATCATCAGTTGATTACCATATGGAATGGCTGCATAGTTACCCTTACCGACAATAAATCCTTCTTTCATACTAGGAACCTCTTTTCATATTCAAGCAGATCAGATGGGGCAGGAATGATGTTGTCATCATATTCTACAGCAGTTTTCCAAGTTGCACCATTTTTTTGATACAATTTGATGCCAAGATGTTGATATTTGAGATGAGTTGGAATATGAACTTTGTAGTCGATTCCATTATTCTCTGTCAGCATACTTAAGCGTCTATTCTCATCCTTTGTAACAGTAATTGTGGAGCAGGACAACCAGAATAGATTCTCAAATACATCATAGTCTGACAGGTATTTGTCTGGATGATCCATAATCATTCGACCGATGAATTGCGGCGACAAACAGTGATCGTGAGTGCGCTCTACAGGATTATCCTTTGCTGTCTCACTTATCAGGCCAAGGTGATTGACTTGTCCACAATCAAACACACCAATGTAGTACAATCTTGTGATGGGTCGAAAGAAATCAGGATCTCCCCAGTTGTCTACATTTGCTGCCATTGAGTTAAATGTAGTTTGGCAGTATGCTTTCCAGTTCTTGGGGTTCATTTTGAGAAAAATTGGTGATTTGGTTGCGCTGGATGAGTTCTAGGTCGGTTGCAGTGAAATTGCAGAAAAATCAGGGTCTGACCCCTGATGGCCACTTGAGTCTTGAGTGAGACTCACCGCCTCATCTGTAAGGTTGACCCTTCTCTGCTTGTTTTCTTCTCCATTCTCTCATATAAAGAGCGTGAGGTGATACACTTTCTTCTGGTGCATATTTACCCTTGTTTGGCGGTATTCTACCTTTAAGACTTTCCTTCATTTTGACTATACTTTCTTGAGTATGTTTTCTTCCGTAGAAATGATTTTTACTTCCCATTCTACTTTGAGACATTCTACTCCTTGTTGTTTCCGTGAGAGTTGCTCCAGAAGTTCCATCACCACCATTAGTTCTGTTCCAAAGAATACCAGTTCCTAAATCTTTTCTACCCAATACATTGATTAGATAGATTTCGTGCTTAAATGCGTCCTCTTCGTTATCGAAATGTTTGAGGATTAAAACTCTATCTACTGGAGGAACAAAAACATATCCTTTGTGGTCTCTATATGCTCTTTTATCTTTTCCCTTACCAATGTAGTAAGGTGTTCCGTCCTCACGCAGATATGCGTAGGTGTAGTATTCTTTCATCGTAAGTCTTGGCGTGACTATTAGTATTTATAGCATAAATGTGGGACTTACGCAACCAATCCGCCAAGACTTACTGTTGCTGCCCACACTCTATTTACCGCCGCACTACACTATCAACCATCTCACCTTTCTCAAACACAGCATCAACGACTCGCTGAAGTGCTCGCTCTGTAGATACTCCAACTTTGGAATATACAGGCACAACACAGAGACCGAACACCTTCTCTTTGCCACCAAGGCGAAGAACACGACCAATAGTTTGAGTCATTTCGATCACATCCATATTGCGAAGAAATACAACAGCTTCTAGTTCGCTCACATTGATTCCTTCACTCAAGATAGAGCGATGGAAGCAAACAAACTTCTTGTTAGGATCACGACCCCAAGCATTGAGTGTATCAAAAAATACCTCACGATTCACCTTCTTACCATCAATAATCGCTCCAGTTTTTGAGGTGATATAGAGGTAAGAATAACCACGCTGATTTAGTTGGGCAGCACAGTCAGTATGAGACATCAGGTTGATAAGTTGCTTCGCAGACTTAACACAGACCAGGATTTTCTTGCAATCAATATCCTCCAGAGTATCCATAAGATTACTACTATCACACTCTGCAGTTACCTGCTTCGGTGCAAGAACATCAAACTTCTTTGCTACAATTTTAGGAGCAATGATGTATCCACCATCAACAAGTTCAGGAGCAGAAACGCGACAGATAATGTCACCATAGACATCACGATCATTCATTCCAGGTTTAGAAGGAGTGAGCGAAGTCTTCCTAGTTGCAGTGAAGAAATAGCAGCGACGTGCATTAGCAGCAAAGTGTTCAGTCGCAGGGAAAAAGTGACGCTGAACGCTATTATGGGCTTCGTCAAAGTAAATCGTATCCACA